CCAACAGCAAACCGTTTCCATAGAGCGTCAGCGCTAGCCGCCAAGCGCGTATATGCGTCATTTGCTTCGGCGGCCTTTCGCGTCATGTTCGCATCGATAGACACCCCAAGCGCGCGCGCCTCTTTGCGCATCTTTGCGATGCCGTCGCTCCCGTTCTCCATCAACTGCAACATTTTCACGCCCTCTGAGTCGAAGAGACTGAAGGCTAGTCGCGTCTTGACGCTCGCCGGGATCAAGTCGTTATTGAACGCGTCGGCAAGCTCGCCGATAACGTCGGTGATGTCGCCGCCGTTCTGGACGGTTTTTAAGATCTCCGGGTTTAGTGTGCGTAGTGTCTCTATGTAAGCTTTACCGCCGCCCGCTTGAATTTCGCCAAAGCGCCTGTTGACGCGCTGGAGCGACATCGCAAGCTCGTTGTTTTTGATCCCTGAAAGCTCGGCGGCATATTGCATCTCCGAGATAAACTCGGTGCTCATTCCAAGCTTTGTAGAAAGCTTGCCAAGCGCGTCAACGCTGTTTAGCGTGCCTTTAACGAAACGCGCAAGGCCTGCCGCGCCCGCGACAAAGATGGTGCCTTTGAGCGCGCCCATTGCCGCGCCGCCGAACTTATGCTTCCCCAGCTTTTGCAGCTTGCCGGTGACGTTGTCGAGCCCCTTGGTAAACGCCTGAGTGTCGGCGCCAAACTTTACCGTTACGTCTCCGCGTTTACCTCGCGCCATGAACCTCAGCCTTCAATTTATTGAACCCATCCTGACCTGGAACAAAACAAACGCCTCGTGACGGGTCGGCACTCCTCGGCCTTGCGTAGTTGGGTGCGCCCATAAGTTTGTTGAGGGTCGTTTTGCGTTTAGATTGCGCATTTATGCCGAGAAGCGCCGCCTGCATTGCAAGCCGCGCGTCCCGCTCCTCGCGATAAAGAGCGCCCCTATAGAGCTCGTCAAGCTCTCGAAGCGTTAATCGCCAAAATTCACTGGGCCTTAATCCGCACGGCCCGAAGCCGATCCACTTCAGAAGCTCAAAATCTATGTCTTCGGGCTTTTTTTTTCACCTGAACCCGGCGCGGTCTGTGTCGGCTGGCTCCAAGTTTGCGCAATAACTAACTTTTGGCAGATGTAGTCAAGCTTATCGCCAAGCGTTTCGCCTTCGGCACAATCGATCAACCTGTCCATGTCCGACGGGTCTAAGGTCGGGTCCTCATGGACCAACGACGCCCACAAAAACCAATCGACGTAAGCCATCGGGTTCTGGTGAAAGGTCAATTGCGCCGACTTCCCGAAGCGCTCATGGTATGCGCGATGCGCCGCGATTGTGATCTTAATGACGCGCGGTCGGTCCAGGACAATTGGAACTTCGCCGCGCTCCGGGTTTGGGTCTGCCGTCAAGTCGTTATCCTCTTATTAAACAGTTGCTCTTGTCAACGCGCCGGTACCCTTGAGACTCGCCGAGAAGCTCATTTCCGTGTCCATCGACCCGTCAAGTTTGAAGTTCTCGCACAAGCAAGTTCCCGTATATTTGCTTGTTTCGTCGTTCGCGTCTAACGAGATTTCGGTGCCCGCTATCGCCTTGTCGATTATCTCTGGGACCGGCTTTCCGTCGCCTGTGGCCTCGGAACTGAAAACGCAATCAAGTTCGGCGCTCCACTCGTCGATCCCGGCGATATATTGGCGCGAGGTGTTGCTCCCATCTTTAGACGTCACATCCACAAGGTTCTTGGAGTAGTCGAGACTCAAGCCGCGCTGGCCTGCTATCTCATTCACCGACCCCGCGTCATCGCCCAACTTTAAAACCCACTTAAAACCTGCAATCTTCGCCATCTTTATTCGCTTTCGTTTATCGAACTGCTCAAGGTAATTTGCCCGTGACGGACAATACGCCCATCAATGAATTCTTTATTCGCTTCGATGTTTACTGACTCCAGACAAAAGTCCCAGCCATACGCGGTCAAGTCTATATCCGCCCGCATTATCGATACTTTGACCGCGTCCATAATGTCGTTTACTTCCCGCATCCCACTCTGGTCGGTGTAGACGTGGATGAACGTCTCGACGTCGTAACGCTCCGATGTCGGCATTACTTCATTGTCGGCGCTGTATTCCCCGATCTCGATATAAGGGCGCGCGACGCTCCCTATGTCGTCGGGGTAGTCGATAACGGTCGTATCCATGTCGCCTGTTAGGCGGTCGTACAGCTCTTTCTGAAGCGCGTCAAACGGTGCGGCCATCTATCGTTTCGCCCTCCCTTTTAGGCCGCGTCGCATCTCTTTTCGTGCGATCTTTCGCAAGTCGCGCGACATCCGGCTCTGTTGCTTTGCGACCGGTGGGTAAACAAACGCGAAGCGCTTTTGGTGGTCGAATTCGACGTATTGCGCGTAGTCAACGCCAAACGACCCGACGTCATAAATTAAATTACCGCGCTTTCTGCGCGCTGCGATCGATGTCTTGAGTGTGCCCGTGTGAGAATCGAAACGCGCCCATAGAAATTGCCGCATAGCAAGGTCCATCGACCAATACTTGACGCGCCGCACGAGCGAACGGTGAAAGCGTTTATTGTTCTGGGCAAGGCGTTGCATCGTCGTCTTGACGCCGTCAACGGTGATTCTCAAGCGCACTCCGCGCGGATCGCGATATTTCACGGCGTTTGCTCCCTGCACGTCAAGCGCACGTATCCGCGCTGATCGGGCAACGGGTCGAGTATCGAGACTATCTCAAGCTCGCGTTCTCCCCACTGCAAGCGGTATCGGTCTGCGCTCAGCTCCTGCGCCCTCATAATTACGTCATGCGTCACCGACTCGCCAAGAACGCCCATCGACGTAGTTAGGCGCGCCGACGCCGGTCGTATCGACGCCCAAGAATAACGCGCGAAGCTCCACGCGTCACTCTGACCGCCGCGTCCGTCGCTTGTGCGTGTGCGTTTCTCTACGGTGACGCGGCTGCGCAGCGACCCGGCGTCAAACTGTCGTGAGCTCATGGTAGATACGGAATACTATTAGCGACCTTCGCCGCGCCCAAAGTCCAAAGACCGCCCGACGGCGCGCCGTCAAGCCGCCGCACGTCGTAAGCTTGCAATACTGACTGTAGAAGAATTAGCCTGATGTCCTCTGGTACGTCGGCTGGCGTGTCACCATAGCCCGCCTTAAATCGCACCACGACATCGTCGCCCTGGCCGCCCCTGTGGTCTGGCCAGGATTGGTCGTACTTTAAACGCACGGTGTGCGGCTCGGCGCCGTCGGTGAGCTCGTAAACGTCGGTGGATACCGTCGCCGCGTCGCCGTCGGCGTCAACGTATGTGATGGAGGTGACTGACACCGCCGGGTTTATCGGGAAGCGTAGAACGTTCGAAAACGCGGGAAATGTCCAGTCGAGCTCACGTGTGATTAATGCGCGCCGGGTCGCGCGCTCGAAGTCGAGACGCGCCGCCGCGATGAGCATTGACAGCGTCGCATCATCCGTCGTGCCCTCGGATCGGCACCACTGCTGGGCCTCGTCAATGCTTACTGGCTCGGCGCTTGCGGCGCTTACTACGTTTATTTTGGCCATTGGCTCTTGTCTCCGTCTTCTCTTCAACCATCGCTACGCGGCGCTCCTCTGGCGACGGCACTCCAACGCCCGACGCGATGATGGCGTCGTAAAGCGCCCCGCGCGGCACCCTCGCAACGGTGCCGCGCGGGACGAACTCGCCGTGAACGAAACTATCACGCGCGAAGTAAACGAGACTCACGAGCTGTGCGCGCCAACTTGGATCGGGATCAAAGATGCCGTGCTGGACGGCTTCAAGATACCGCCGTCGGCCCGTGTGAAGCTTGTAAACGCGGTTTGGTCGTTAGCCCGGTAGAGCTCGTCAAGCCGCTGAACCCTGATTGAATTAACCTCGCGCCAAATGTAGCGGCTGAAGTCGCCTAGCGCGATCGACTCGTTATCGGCGCCAACTGTGTTCATGTCCTGGTTAACGACAACCGGGAGCCCAAGGATGCGATCGGCATTGTGACCGCTTGTGAAATCGGGTATCCAGAGATGAGCATTAGCGTCGCTCGTTACGACCATCTGGCGGATGCCGCTGATCGTCGCGTCGTGCGCCATCCAAACAGCGCGTTGCCTATAGAACGGGTCCAAAGACTCGAACATCTCGAAGATGTTATCCGCTGACAGTCTTGCGGGACTGGGGGTCGCTCCCAAGTCTACGATATTTCCGCCGACGGTCGGATGGGCGAAACCGGCGGGTTTCGAGCTGCCATCTCCGGTGGTCGCGTGCGCGTTATGCCCGCGGGCGTGTCGCGTCCCGAGCATACCGCCGATCATCGAAGAAAAGTTTACGGCGTTGTCCTCAAGAAACTCCTGACTGACCTTTTGATGCGCCTGGTACTTGTAGGCGCCAAAAACCTTATCGCTTGTAGCGACGTCGGCAAATGAGATCGCGCTTTCCTCGCCAACGATGCTCGCAGGGTTCCCGGTATCATCTCCCAGCGGCCAAGACAAGTCATCTCCGGTGGTCGTGCGCACCACGCGACAAACGGACTTGAGACCGCCGATGGCCTTTCCTGCAAGTTCCCATTCGCGCATAAAATCGGTGGCGACGAGCTCTTTACCCTCTGTGGCTGTGCTCGTGTCCAGATCTGCGCGCCATTCCATCGTGTCGTGGTAGTGGCGCAATGAACGCTTCACTGTTTCGTAGTCTGGATAAAGGCTCAGTTCAATTTCATTTGACCCGAGGAAAAGCCCGACGGCTTTTGCCGCCCGGACCTCTTCGCCGCGGAACTCTCCGCGCGCTTGCCCGCGTGCCCAAGCCGCGATAGCCATCCGGACGTCCCTTTGACGGTCGGCGGCGACATCCGCCGAGTAATGCGTCCGGCGTTGCGGCTTCGGGTCGCTCTTCGTCGGCGCGTTGATGGCGTCATCGACGCTTTCGAAATGTCGCTTCTCGACGTCGGCAAGCTCTGTGAGTGTACGGAGCTGTCCGTCAACCTGGTCATAGGCGGCGTTTAGCTCCGTCCAGTTCTCCTGCTCTTCCGCCGTAATGGCTCCGTCGCCTCGCTTTTCCCACTTCGCCCCTAGCTCTTTCATTCGCCCGAAAAGCTCGCCTTTTCGTTCTTTGAGTGCTTTCGCGTCCATTTTCGCTTTTCCTTTTATGCACAAAAAAAGCCCGAGAAAAGCCGCGCGCTTTACCCGGGCAGAATTACTAACACCTTATAGGAGGTGACGACATCATAGGCGCGGAGCCGCGCCCGTCAATCTTCGTTTTTTGAGAGCTCCGAGATTCTCTTTGTCGCGAAGTCCAGAAAGATGCGCCTCACCTGGTCGGCGGTCGTCGCCGGATATGCTGGAGACGAAACCGGCCCGACATCGAATAAATCGACGTCGCGGATGACTCGGATCGTTTTATCGCCGGAATGTTCAACCTCAGATTCTCTTACGATAAATCCAAAGCTCGAACCGGTGATATTCCCCACCTTGATATTCTCGACAACGTCGCGCGCCGTGCTTGTTTGCGCGGCAAGTTCGATATCGTATCGCAAGCCCACGCTGTCCGTTGATAGTTTTAGCGTGCCCGCCGAGACGCGCCCGAGAATCAAAGATGCGTCGTGGTTAAAGAGCCCGAGAGTGTCTTGTTTTTCTAACAAAGAACGCGAAAAGGCATCCGGATGTACGTGCTCTACGTACCCGTCGCCGAGTCTGTACTCGGTTCCTGGCTTATCTTCGTCGAAAAAAACTGAAGCGTAGCCACTGATAACCGGCGCGCTTCCAGCCCGCGCCCGCGTCTCTATTCTTGATTGTGCTTGTGGCCACCATTGCCGACTTAAGTCATCCATCATAAATCTCCATAAGTTCTTTCTGAATCGCCTTTGCCCTTGGCTCGGCGCCGTCAAGGTCCGGCGTCGCCGCAACCGATATTACGTGCCCTGTGATGCGCTCCACCGCTCGTGCCCTCTTGGGGATGCTTTGGTCGATTAAAGCGAGTAGGGCTCTTATCTTCGGTCGTGCCGCCCTGGTGTTTGTTCTCGTTAGCTCGGCGTAGTCGGCGCCGCGGCTCGCCTCGGCGTCCATTCTCTTCGCGATCGGCTCCGCGATCGCGCGCGCCATCCCTGACCACGCCTCGCGATCGGCGCGCACAAACGCGCGCGGCTCCGTCTCCGTCGGCTCCGTCGGCTCCGGTGGCTCCGTCGGCTCCGTCGGCTCCGGTGGCTCCGTCGGCTCTTCGCCCTCGGCCATCAGGTTCATTGGTCTTAGGTGTAGGTTCCCGAACTCTGGCATACTGTTAAGACCGAGCTCCGACCGGACCTCGTCGCGAGACAAGACACCCAAACTCACCATTTTATTCCAGTGTTCGGACCTGTCGTTAGTGTTCGCGGCGCGCAACTTGGACTTATCAAAGGCGATTTCCAAAGCGCCGCGCCGTAGTTGCTCTGTAGTGAATATCTTCGCCTCAAACTCTTGCTGGAGGTTCTCGAAGATAGGAAAGATGGCTGAATCGAAATAAGACCTTTGCTCCTCTTCCAACGACGAAAAGCTTGTGCGCGTAGTGTCCCCTATCCGGTGCGGCGGAACCCCGAACCAGTTGGCCGTGTCTCGAATAGAATGCGCCAGAACTTCAGGTAAACATCCTTGTTCGTTTGACGTCGTTACGTTTTTGACCTCACCGCCGTTCTGGAGCACCCACGGCTTCCAGCCTCCGCGGCTCACCCCGCTGTGGCGCTCTGATATCATGCGCCGCGCCTCGTCGGCGGCTTGCTCTGAAAGCTCACCCGGCCAACTGATCATTAAGTTAGAGTATGATTGATCGTTGAAAAACTTGTTTGTATATCTCTGCGCGGCAAGTCCAAGACCTAAACTTTGACGCGCTTGAGTCGCGACGCTGTAACCCTCGACGCCGCAAGCCAAGCCGCGAAAGTGTAGCATCGAATCCTGCTCTATCGTGACCTCTTCGCCGCCGGTGGTGCCACCGAACCGCACAAGGTAGCGGAACTCCCCAAGCTCTTCACGTTCCGACTCTATCCTAACGTTCTCGTTTTTTAACGGCACGAGCTCCACGGGAGAAAAGTCCGGCGCCCTTCTGACCCAGACAAACGCGTTACCATACGCGAGGAGCTCCGCGACAATTTGTCGCTTGAAATTGAACGGCGTTTGCCAGGAGTTTGGACGGCGCGCCAGTAGTTGGTGCGCGACGTGTCGCCGGTCCTCTTTCCGCTCACCCTTGGACGAAGTCCGGAATACCTGTATTCTTGTCTTTGCGACGTCGGCGGATATCAAACTTATAGCCGCGTAGCTTGGGGAGAATTCAAACGGCGTTTGATTTCCGACACGGACACCGCTTTCGCTTTGCGCGTCGTACCATTCGAGCCTCGACGAAGATGGACCCGCAAGCCCGCGCCGCCCTGGAGCCCGCCGAGACAATAACGCTTTGAGTTTTTTAAACATGTAGGATACCCGACTGGATCAAGGGTTCTTTCTTTTTGGCTGGCGCGCCGATGTGTCGGCCGACGGCCATTAATAGCGCGATCATGACATCTATCTTGTCGCTTGAGTGCTCTTTTGAGAGTCGGTGCATTTCGCCATCTTTTGTCGAGTCCAGACACGCGTTAGAGGCGCACCACGCCAAGATGGGGTTCCCGTCGTGCTGGAACTCGCCGCGACCGTATAGCCGCTCGAAGTGTAGGATGGCTGGCGTATAGTTCGTGAAAGTTTGGTTGAAACGCCAAACGGGCAAGCCTTCGCCGTCCAAGCGCGTCATCATCTGGTACGCGTTGTAAGGGTCGAAGGCGATCTCCTGGACATTTAGCGTCTCGTAAAGCTCGCGGATCTTGTCTTCGACGACGGAATAATCCGTATAGTCGCCCGGCGTCAACTCCAGAAGACCATCGTCGTGCCAAGCCAGATATGGCGCGCTGTCCTCCTTAGATCGCGCTTCGGCCA